GGCCAGTCCCGCGACAAGCTGCCCGACAGGTCCCGCACCGGACTGCCGAGCACCTTCTTGCGAGGCCCCCGCTGTAGCTCCTGAAATTGTATCCGTAAGAGGATTGGTCAGCACGCGGCCAACCGTCGTCTCGGCCCCAACGGCACTCGCCAGCGGAGACGTAAGAAGCCCCTGGATCGCGCCCTGATTGGCGGCGCTGATCACCTGCTCCGCGCCACTCTCTGGCTTCGGTGCGATGGCATTCGTCGTCCGCCCTTCGGCCATGTCCCGGAATGGCGTCGTGGAGAGATTTGTGCCTGCGATGGTATTGACCAAGGCATTCGCAGGGCCCGCGACTATATCAGGCAGCGAGTCCATGCCGACACTGAGGTCGCGAACGCCCATACGCAATAGCTCAGTAGCCGTCCGCGCTGGCGGAACCGTCAACTTCGCACCTTTTGGCAATGACGCTTGACCATCGGCTAGCGCGGCATCGATAGCGGCCCGTTCATCGTCGGCCATCGAACGACTGTTATATGCCGCAATCACTTCTTTAGGCAGTTGGAAGGCCGCCGGCTCGCGCTTTAACTTCGCGCCGCGAGGGAGGATGATCGCCCCATCGTTAACGGCGTTTTCGAATGCCGCCGCCTCATTGGGGGTCATCTTGTTGGATCGGTACGCCTCATAAACGCCAGCGATCGAAGGGGCCGCATTGCCGGCCTGGTCGCGCTTCGCCTTGACCCGATCGAACGTCGAGCCCCCGGCGGACTGATCACCTCCCTTCGATTTATCGCCCCATCCGATATGGAGGTGGGCTCCTGTGCCTTGGTTCTTGCCTTTGCCGGTCTCGTTGATGCTCTCAGAGAGGCGCACATCGACAGCCCTCAAGGCATCGGCAACGTCAGTTTCGCTGAAGCCCTTGGGCAACACCATGTCCAGCCCCGTGCCGCTGACATGCTGGCTGTTGCGCGCCTTGGTCTTTCCGCGCCGCACAAGCTCGTCCTGTTCGGCCTGCGAGCGCCGATCCGAAGTGAAGCGGATGCCGGGAATGGCGCTTGCAAGCACTTCCTTGACGGATGCGAGCGAGGCCATCAGTTGCCGCCGCCATATTTCTGGAGGATGCTCTCAAGCGCGGCCGGAGGATTGTTGCGGGCCCGAAGCTTGGAGCGGTTCTTCATGAACTCGCCGAACGTCGTCCCCTTTGGTACGCGCACGCCGCCTACGTCGAGATCACGCTTAGCTGTCCCGATATTGCCGTTAGAGCTGATCCAGTCAGCTTTCGCCTGCTCGTTCGCGGCGACGATCTCCTGCAATTTTGAAACGCCGTTGAGCCAGCTGACCAGATACGCCTTGTCCGCAGTGTCGGGCGGAAATCCGCTCATGGCGAGCTTGACGTCGGCATCCGACGCAGCGCCGGGCGGCAGGTTCTGAATCGCGATACCGTTCTTGATGCGGGCATATTCTCCGCGCAGAGCCGAAACCGCATCCTGCTTGCCCGTTGATGCAGCAAGCCATTCGCCAATATCCGAGGCAAAGCCGCGCCCTTGGACGCTGGAAGTCTGAAGTTTGGCGGCTAGATCCTTGGTGCGATCGGCAAGCGCCTGATTAGTGACCGCCGAACCCACAGCCTTGTTCAGCGTCTCAAGGCTCGATCCTTCGACCTTGGACCCGTTCTGCTCATACTCTTGGAGCTTGAGGGCTGTGTTGGTCGCAAGGGTGTCCTCGTCCAGTGCAAGTTGCTTCCACCCGAGGTTGAGCTTGTCCTGATCAAGAATGAGCTGCTGCTTGCGGGTCTGTATCTGCGACTCTTTGTTGGCCACATCTGTGGCGATGACCTTGGGTGCAAAGGCCGCTTCGGTCGTCGCCTTGCTCGCCTCAGCCTCACCCTTGATGACCTCGGCAGGCTGCAATTCATCGGCGCGGCGCTCACTACCTACGGCCTTTGCGGTCTCGCCGAACTTATCGCCAGTCAACGCGGAGAGGAGGTAGCCTACGGTATTGGCGGCCTGCACCCCGTCTTGATCGATCGAAGCGAGCATGCGCTCATCGTCCATCGTATCGACGCCGGCCTTTCGATCAGCATCAATACGCGCCTGAATGGCCTGCTTGGCCAAATCCTTCTGACCACCACGCAGGTAGCCATAGACGGCGGACATCTGCTTTAGGTCGCTGTCCTTCGCGGCCTTGTCCTGCATGTCGAACGAACGCTTTAGATCTTCGCTGTCCTCAGGGAACATGGCGGCGAGCTTCGAATATTCCGGAGCGCCAGCGCGCGGGTTTGTCAGGACAGTCTTGTATGCCTCCTGCTTCTGCCGCTGCCGCTCCTGTGCAATCTGCGCATTCTGCAACGCGATCTCGCGCGCCTTCTCCTGCTGCTGGTTCTGTCGAAACTGCTGGCCAACCTGAAGGCCCGAGCTGATTGCTTCGGCGAAATCGGGTGGTGGCGAGTATGCGCCGTAGTTGATGGGCTGATAGAGGGGCATCAGAAGAATCCAGCGATGCTGGAGGCGAGCTTGAGCCCGCTCTGAATGCCGGCGGACTGCTGGTTGCCCTTCGCGAGGATGCCGCCAGCGCGAGCCGCGCCCTGCTGCCCGAGAAGATCGGCAATCGACGAGGATGCATTCTGACCGAAGCCCCCCACGCTGGCGGCAGAAGACTGGCCACCCGCCGCCACACCTGTAAGCTGCGACAGCCGGTCCTGGATAACCTTCGCCAGCGTGTCCGACCCGAAGTCGGCCAATGACCGCTGCGTATTACCCCCGCGCAAAGCGCCTGTTGCGGCGGCGTTCTGGAGAATGGCTTCCTCACCAGTCCCGAATAGGGACTGGAACAAGGGTGAGGATTTCAAAGCTTCGATCGAAGCGCCCTGCGCGGCAGCGCCGCCCTCCCCCAAGCCGAGGAGGTCCATAATGCCGCCGAGCGCGTCCGTGCCCGCGTCGAGATAGGGCGCAAAATTGCCTTGCGTAACGTCGAACTGGCGCTTTGTTTCGTCGATGCCCGCTTGCGCAGACGCGGCCTGAAGATCGGCCGCCCTGCCTTGGGATTTGATCTGGGCATTCGTCCCGGTAATATCACCGAGTACGTTGCCTATGATCTTGGGAAAGAACGAAAAGAGACCCACACGACCCCCGTCGCGATCTGGCCCGGTGCAGCCCCCGATCTACCGATTTGCACACTCTGCCTGTTTTTTAGGCAATGCGCAAGTCATTTGCCTAATTATTAGGCATTACGACGCGGCGGTACATCGCCCATTCGTGAAGGTAAAGTTGGTGTAAGCGCCGGTGCCGCTGAAGCCGCCAAGATACCCGCCATTCGCTGCCGGCAGGACGCCTGAAACATCGGTCGTCAGGTCAACCTTGCCATAGGCGGGAATCGCGCCCACCCCTCCAGATCTCAGCACATTGCCAGTCGCAACGTCGGGCAGTGGCGCAAGCGCGTCGGCTGCGTTGGCCACCAGCAAATCGCCAACTGCGTAGGCGTCGAGCCCGGTCCCGCCGTTAGCTGCCATCAAGATGCCATCCACATCGGAAACATCGATCTTGACCGCTTCTGCGCTCGTCACCCTACCCTTGGAGTCGAGGCCGATAATCAGGATGCGAGTGGTAGAGCCATAGGAGCCCGCATCAACGCCAGTGTCGGTTAGATCCAGGATAACGGGCTCTCCGGCCCCGCCGTCATCTATCGAGACATTGTCGGAGCCGGTAAGCACGCGAGAGGCGGGAAGGTCCGCATCCTCCGCTATCGTGATAATCGGCGCATCGGCTAGCACGCTGCCGGTCCCGATCACATCATCCTGCACCGACTCAAACGCGCGGATAGCGCGATTGTTGGGCAGGAACTCCTCAAGCTGCTGCCGGGTGAGGCGCTTGGTTTTTACGATCATGACAACAGTGTCTCGATATCGGCCTCAAGCCGCGCATAGCTGTCGGTTCCCGCATCTGCGCCACGAAAGCGGAGGCCCATCCATTGCTGGAAGCGTCGGCCGGGCCGCCATTGGAGTCGCTGCGCCCGCTGGCCGATATCCCCGCCGCTGATCGCCTGCTCCTGGCTCCATGTCCGACCGTCTACCGTGGAGGAGAAGAATATCTTACCGCCGCGCCCAACATTGCCCACAAGCTCAACTGAGCCAAGGATTGCATAGGCCCCGCCATTGTAGAGAAGCTTGGTGTCGAACTGATAGCCGGCGATCTCCCCAAATTGCGTGGAGACTGTATAGTCAAGATAGCCGATGCGCCCTTCGGCGTCGGCCACAATCCACTTGCTGTAGCACCATGTAGCATTGCGCGGGCCATAAGGGTTTTCGAATTGCACGCCGCTGTTGAGGAAGGTCCACACCTTTTCTCCCGCCGCATTCGACGCACTGATGTAGAACACGCATGTCGTATTCGGCAGATGGATCAACAGGCGCTGCTCATCCTTGTCGATGCGCGCCTCGCAATTGATTTCATAAAGCTCGGCGTCCGACAGCGTCGCCAGAAGCTCGTCAATCTCCTGCGTTGAAATCTTGGCTGCTTGGCCGGGCCCCGCGAGATAGACGCCGACTGCCTCGTTCTTGCCACCGCCGACAAAAGCGAAAGTGTCCCCTATGTACGCCTTGGCGCGCGGTCCGACGCAGCCCTTTTCAATCAGGGCGCTTGCATTCCGCTGGAGCGGAAAGCCGTTGCCCCCAATATACTCGAAGACCTCAATCGTCAGCCGGTTGCACGCGTAAAGCTCGCCACGCACTTTCATCAAGCCAGTTACCGGATCGGGGCTTTCTTCGGATGATCCATATTTCAGCGGGTTGATCGCAGTCGGGTCGCTCAACTCCGTGACGACGATGTACTCGCCATCGGTCATCATGAAATGACTGTTCATCCACAGCATGTCGATGACGTTCCCAAGGTCGGGATCTGTCACACGGGATGGCGCGGCTCCGGTCGAATAATAGAGGTTGCCCCCGCCATTGATGCCCAAGCGATCAAAGCTGTAATCAAATGCGCAGACGTCCGAGCCGGCGATATTGCCCAGGACCGTGACAGCGCCGGCTGACGAGACCGAGACCAGTTTGGAGCCCATTACGCGATAGCAGATGCCATTCCAGTTGATCGAGCCGCGATCTGCGCCCGGGCCGGTGCCCATCTGGGTCACGCCGGGCGCGGGCCTCAGAAAGCCTTTGGCGATCATGCCGCTATCTTGAACGATCGGCTCTCGGTTGATCGGATAGGATGCTACAAAATCGCCCTGTGCGGACGTGTAGACGCCGTTGAGGATCGGGATAGCGGTCATCAGCCGATGCCCGAGTTAGTCACCCGGTTGCCGCGCACCGCATAGGGCTCCCAGGTGGTCCAGGGCTTATTGCCCGCCCCTAGCGCTGTCGTGCGGGTGAGCAGGCGGTTGACCGGGACAGCCGTGATGGTGTCGATCGCGATCATGGATTGCGTGTAGGCCTGCTTGCTCTCGCGCGACCACGATTTACCCATATTGGGCGCGATGCGGAGCGCCAACTCAAGCCCGGCACCCTGCACAGCCGCGTTGGGGATGCCGCTCTCGTCCTCAAGATCGCCCATCCCGTAGGATATGGGGTAGTTATACCCAAGATCGCGGCCAGTCACCGCCCACTCCGCCATCAGGTTGTCGAGCTTTTGCAGGGCCGCGTTCAATTCAGCCGGCGTCAGGTCGAACTGGTAATTGTTGAGGCGACATTCTTGGAACGCCAGCGCGACTATCGCCCGCTTGGTCGATGAAGATGGTATTTTCGGGTTGGCGGTGTCGATGGTGTAGAGCGTGACGGTCTTGGATAGCACCTGTTGCGCAATCGACGTGATCTCGCACTCGAAAACCGTCGTGCCGCCATCTGCGCCGCCCGTAATAAGCGCGGTGACAATATTACCGGCGAATGCCTGCTCAACAATCGTAGCCGCGCCGCTAGTGACAGACAGAGAATAGGACTCGATGGCGTCGAGAAGCAGTTCCGGCCCCCAATCGATCGTATAAGCCGCCGTCTCATCCGGCTTCTTGGGGTTCCAGATGATCATTCGACCAGCTTTTCGATCGCATCCTTGATAGCCGCCAGCACGCCCTTGCGGGTCTTGCCCTTCTCCTCTGCTTCGAGAAGCTCAAGCAGCGCCTCACCGCTTAGGCTGGGGATCTCGGCGATGATCTCGGCGGCGGTCTTGTCCAGAAGCGTCTTTTCGGCCTTTGGAGCAGTGAGGAAGTCGCGCGGGAGAAGCCAGCCATCGGCCAGCGCGGCAGTTAGCTCGTCCTCGCCTCCAATGCGGCGATGATCGACCATCCGACCATCCCAATCGAAGTCGGTGCCGTCGCGGTACACTGCTTTCGGAAAGCCCATGTCAATTCCCCTTGCCGGGCGTGATATAGAGATTGCCGTCAGCCGCCGAAGCGATGACGCTGAACTTCTTGTGGCCGTATCCAACCGTGATGCGGATCTGCGCGCCGGGTGGGACAGGGAATGCCCCGATGCCGGGATTCGCGGTGGTCGGCACAACCGCCGTAGGTCCGGTGTCCGTGGTCAGGTTGATGTTGCGGCAGGTGAAATAGGCGATGGCGGTCGAACTGCTGTTGTAAAGCACGACCTGTTCGGCATCGTCGGACAGCACCGCAGCTGCGGATGCCGAGGTCGCATTGGCCACATAGAAGGTCGCCAACGGGGAGGGGTTAAACGGGCGTTCCGAGGGCATCGACATGGCGCTACTCCGCTAAATGGGTGGGAGGAGCCGAAGCCCCTCCCCGATACAGATCAGGACTGGCTGAACTGCATTCCGCCCATCATCTCGGTATTGGCCGCGAGGACGCCCCACAGCGCATCGACGCGGTACTTGCAGGTAAGGTCGTTGATCTCGCCCTGCCGCGTCATGGTCAGCTGGAAGCCGTCCTTGGTCGTGGCCGACACGACCGCCATGCCCGCGTTCTCCTGCGGCGCCAGGCGGCCCGGCAGTATCTGGAGGGCGTCGCCCTGCCAGAACGGCGTGACTTCAGCGGCAACGGTATTCAGGAAGGTCAGCGCATCACCATCAGCAGGCGCGGCAGTGACATTCTGATACTGAAGCTCAGGGCCGGTTCCGCCAGTCCCCGAGATGATCGGAGGCGTGATCTTGACGGTGCCGGTGCCGCCCGCGCCGGTGACAATCTCCACGATGCGGAAGGTCTTCAGCTGGCCGGTATTGGTCTTGGCGATGTGATGCACCGCGTTGACGCTTGGCAGGGTGAAGACATCGCCCACGGCGACTGTTCCGGACGTGACCGTGATTGCGATCGTCTGGAAGCGGTTGTCGGTGTTGAGCGAACCGATACCCGCCGTGGTCGTGTAGGCGGTAGGCGTGTAGTAGAGCGGCAGCGTATTCTCAATGGTGACGCCGACACCCAAACGCGCGGGCAGGCGATAGCCATAGTCCGCCTTGAAGGTGTTGAAGCCCGCCGTATCGCCGAGGAACGCGCGATCATACGCCGACAGCGTGCGATCGAGGCCCGAAGTCTGCGGCTTGGCAAGGGTGCCGGCCATCAGATTGTAGGTGCGCGGCGGGATGGCGATGACGCGATCCGAACGCGGGATACCCTGCTCGGTGAACGAGGCATCGGCAAGCGAGATATCGTCATAGCCGGTCGCGGCAACAGCACGCTTGACCCATACCGAGCCGTAAAGCGCGGCTGCGTTCATGGCGCTGATGTTGATGCGCGAGGCAAGTTCGTCCTTGGCCGCCGTCTGAATGCGGTCACGCTGCTGCGGATCGCGCAGTTCCTTCGCGGTCATCTTCCAGGGCGAGTGGCGCTGGTTGTTGATCGTGGCTGGAACCGACAGCTGAACGACGTCCTTGAAGTTGGACGTGGCGTCGTTGCCGTCGTAGCTGGTCATGATGTAAGGCTGCGGGAACCACATGATGTCCCCGGTACGCTCCATCTGCTCCTGATTGGTCAGGGTGACTTTAGCCATCTTCGAATAGACTAGCGCATCCTCGAAACCTTCGAGCATGGCGTCGAACATTACTTTTTCTTCGCGTGAAAAACCGTTGGCCATCTTGGCCTCCCTAAATGAGTAGTTGCGAGAGCTTTCTCAGCTCGATCGCACCGACTACTCACCATTTCAGGGGCGGACCTGGGCGGGCGCAGGCGTCACATTGCCTAATTTTTAGGCAGATTGCAATAGACATCAAAAAGGGGGCCGCCGGAACAGCCCCCTTCCCGTTCGACTGCCAGGGTTTACGCCGCCTTCTTCGCGCGCTTTTCCCGGTTGTAGGCGATGACCTTGGACCGATCGCCGGTCTTGTCAGCCTCCTTCTCCAGCTGCTCCAGCTTCTTGTCGACCGCGCCCTGCGACATGGGGGCGGAGCCGCGAGCGGGCGTGTCGGGAGTTGGGGGCTTGCGTCGCTGCACCTTCAGATCCTTTTCCAGTTTGCCGAGTGCTACCGCGAACTTGAGCGGGTCTTTCACTGCGGCGATTTCGTTGAGCTTGGTCGGGCTTTTGCCCAGCGCGTAGAGCATCGCCGCCGAGTTTTCGCAGCCGCCCACGATGATCAGCTGCTGTTCCTTGGTCAGCGTGGTGAGGACGGTGGTTTCCGCGTCTTCGAAATCCTTGACCCGCAGCGCGTCGCGCTTGGTCGCGAAATCATCCCAGGTCGCTTGCCACTGCGCCTTCGCCGATTCCTTCTTCTGGCTGGCTTGCGCGGTCAGCCGCTCGATCTCGGCTTCCTTGGCGACGTGGGCGCGCAGCTCGCGCTGGAGTCGCGCCTCGTCATAGTCGCAGCTTTCGAGCGTGGGCTCCGGCCCAAGCTCTGGGATGACGATCTCGGCGTCATTGGCGGCCTGTGCCGGCGTCTTCCGTGCCTCGCGCAGCTGCTTGCGGAGATGCTTGACGAGGTCGCTGTCGCTCAGCGCCTCGGTCTCGATATCATCACCGAAGCCGATAATGGGAGTGTCGTCCTCATCATCCGGCTCGTCGGCGCTGTCGTTCACATCGGGATTTTGCTCGTCGTCCTGATCTTCGTCATCGATCGGGGTGTCGAGATTGAGCTCGGTGTCGTCCTGATCGTCTTCGAACGCTGCCATGAGGTGGCTCCCTTTTCTCACCATGTGCGCCTGGTGGCTGGCGTTTGGGCGGTGCGCCCGAATTATGCTGCTTGACGCTCCTGCGGAGGCGGCAACGCCAGTTGCGGCTTGGCCTCATCGCGCATGGCGAGGATGCCTTCGCGCTTGGTCTGCTCGACGGTCTGGCCGGTTTTGGCCGCCGTCTCTTGGGCCTGTGCCAGCGTAAGCACGGTCTTGGCCTTGGACTGCCCGGTGTCGGCGACGGCCTTCTCGGTATTGGCGAGCTTAAGCCCGGCGGACGCCTCGAAATCCTTGGCCTGCGCCAGCAATGCCTGATCGGTAGCACTGGGCTGTTGACCCTGTGCCGCTTCTGCCATCTGTTGCTGCTCTTCAGGGGTGGGCTGGACCAAGCCGATGCCGAGCGCTTTCTTGCGCATATAGGCTTGGAAATCGTCCATGCCCTCGCCGTCCATGTTGAGGACGCCGGTGATCAGCGCGGCCATGCCGGTCTCCATGTCGCCCAATGCCTGCGCCGCAGTAGCGACGGTCATCATGGTCTTCACGGTCTTGTCGCGCCGGGTGGTGGTTGCCTCGGTTACGTCGCTGATGACCTTGTACGCACCATGCTCCAGATCGTTGGCGATCGTGTTGATGCCGGTCGCCTCGTCGGTCTGGCTCTCCAGCAGGACAGCTGAGCCTTCCTCGCCGTCATCGCCCAGCGTCTCGACCGTGCGCCCTTCCTCGACATAGATCTCGCGGGCCATGCCAAGGTATATCTCGCCGCAGCGCTGCATCGACTGGCGGAAGTTGTCCATGTAGGTGAAGCTCTTGGCGTCAACTCGCGTGGCGGCAATGTCCATTGCATCTGCAGAAACGTTAGCCTTGACCTTCTCCGCGCCATCGTCCGAGTTCGTGATCTCGGCAATATCGCTGCCAGTGACCTGCACAAGCGCGGCAAGCACAGGCGGAACCTGCGGCGGGTTGATGTTGCCGATCGGCCCCTGATTGACCGCGTTGCCTTCGCTATCGACGGTCGGGTTGATCAGCGCATAAGGTGCGCGGTCCAGATTGGCCACGGCCCAGCTACCCTCATGGCCCTTGACCTGGGCAGGCGTAAGGATGGGGCGCTCGATCGGCGACACCGATGCAATCTCGGTGAGCTTCGATATCTGGGCATTGTAGACGCGCTGCGGGTCTTTCGCGAGACGCACATGGCCCCGGCATCGCTCCATGTTGTCGATGAACCACCGCTTGCCGTAGAATGGCACAATCGGGATGTTGGGCCCGGCGATGTAGCCCTGATCGTCAAGGATCTCGGTGCCGCTCATCAGATATTTGTGAACGCGCTTCCGACGCCGCTGCTGCGTCTTGAGAACGACCCAGCCCCGCAACTCCATATCCGCCGCGTCGTCATCATCCATCGACGATTTCCAGCGCTTGTCGATCTCTTCGGTGAGCGGGTGACGATAGACGATCAGCGTGTCGCGCTTGTCCTCAACCGCGTAATATTCCGCGACCTTGACGACGTCGGGCGTGTACCAATCATAATAGGGCTTGGGGAAGCTGTCAGGCCATGAGGAGCATCGCCCCTCATATTCCTCCTCGAACGATTGCTGCGCCATGGCCGTGACCACGATCGCCCACATTGCGTCGGACTTGTCGTAGAGCTTGGCGTTGGGATCGAAATAGACAGACTGATCAGCGTCCACGATCGCCTTGATGGCGATGCGCTGGAACTCATTGTCGGGATCATATTCGTCCTCGAACTCGTTGACGATCCGCCATGCGCCATAGCCGCCCGCTGCGCCTTCTTCGAACGCATTGTCGAATGCCTGCTGCCCCTTGGAGCGGTACACATCGGCGCGGAACAGCCCATCCAGAAGCTCGGCGGTCGCCTGCGTCGACTTGGTATCCGTGGTCGATCGGAAATTGACGGTGACGCGGTTCGAGCGGTAGTCGTTTACGATCTTTTCAAGGCCGGATGCGGTCTTGTTGATCTCGACGCGGATGCTGTTCTCGAACTGGTCATACCACTCGTCTTCCCACTGTGCGCCAGCGATGGAGACGAAGCGGCGATCCTGTAGGGCAAGCGCGCGTTCTTCCTGGGTGGCCTGTGTGACGTTATCGAACTGGGTCAGGGCCCGTTCGTGAAGCTTCGCCAGTCGCTGTGCCTTGGTCTCTGACAATGAGCGCACCCCACCCGATAACGCCTCGGGGTGCGGTCCTCAGCTAGTGGCGTGATAGCATCTGCCTAATTTTTAGGCAAGCGGCACCTGAGCACCATCCGACCAACCTGTTAGGAAATCCACGTACAACACCTTGTAGTCGACAGGGTCATAGATTTTGACGCGGGTTAATCTACGCCCATCACTCAGGCTAATCGACACCGCGCTAGCGTTCTCCGGTACGGGCCTCTCAAGTGGCGGAAGGCGGGATGCGTCAAATTGCCCATCCTCAATGTCCATCGCAAGTTGCTCGAAAGCAATGAGCTCATCTTTGGACCATGCTGTCAAGCTGCCCTCCTGTTGAAACCAGTCGCCATGCGTGGGACGGTTGATGTCTGCGGCTCTTCCTGCCTTGGCTTCACGACTGCCGGGAATAGCTCGGTCAGCCCCCAGATCAACGCATCGGCGCGGTTCGGCGACAGTCCGCCCACATACCCGTTTGTCGTGAACGACGTCAGCTCGTCTTCCAAATCATTGAAGCGGCCGACGTGACGCACCTTGCCCTGCTCGTACAGCGCGGAGAAGGGCTCTGCACGCACCACCTTACCCCGTGTTGCCGTCACCTGGCTGAACGGCGTGCGTGGGCGCGCTGTCGTGATGACATGCTTGACCATTGCCCCGCCATAGTTCGTCTCGCCTACGATGCGATCAGCCTGATGGCGATCGAATGCGTCGGTAGCGACCTTGCCCCATGTCGCGGGTCCGGCCTTCACGGTGATATCCTCCATGACGTAGCAGATGCCATCAGTGCCAAGCCCGACGACCACGATACCGATCGCGTCATTGTCGGCGTTGTCCACGTCACCAGAGCCTGATGGATCGACCGCCACCACGATACGCACCATGTCAGGCACGATACCATCCAGCACTCGGAACCGCTCGATATCCTCATCAGAGAAAAGCGCGCCCGACACAGCATCACCGAACTCACCGAGCAGGAAGCGCCTGCGCATCCGGCCTGACATGCTCTCCAATGTCTCGATATAGTCGGCAGCAACATTGGCCCGGTTATCTCCGGGGTTGATCTGGAACCATGCATAGTCGGCAGGCTTGCCAAGCGCGAGCTTGGTCTCAGGGTCAACCTTCTGGATGAACTGGCGGTAGGACCAATGCGCTTTCGAGGGCGGGTTCTCGTCGTAGTAAACGCGGGGCTTGAGCGGCGATGCATGACCGTCGATAATCTGCTCAGCCTGTTGCGCGAGCCGGGTCAGCGCGGTCTGGAGTGACACATAAGGGATCTGCGAACACTCGTTGAAATAGATCGTAGCGAACTCCATGCCGAGCACCTTTTCCGCTCGCTCGGCATCATCCAGACCCGCAAACCATATCTCGGAACCGTTGGGGAGCGTGACGTACCAGTCCGTCTTGTCGAGCTTGTAGGTGACGTTCGGGAAGGCAAGCCGCATCACCTTGGGGAATGTGTCTAGCACGATTGAAGCTTTGATCGCGTTGAAGCGGAACCGGAATATCGCGTGCCTGCTATTCGCCGCCTTGAGCGCCCGCATCACGACGTTGCGGACGAGGAGGAAGGTCTTGCCTGACCTAGAGCCGCCGAACAGCATATTGTGCTTGGCTGACCCGGCAAGGATCGCCTGCGCCTGAAGCTGCTTAGCGGTTAGCTGGAAGGTCATAGATCCGCGTCGTGCTGGCCTGTGGTGATCGTCACGCCGCCCTTGTGTTCATGCTCGATTTTATCGCCGTACCGCTTGGGGTCCCACTTCGCGAGCAGTTTGAGGCGCGTCTCTATGCGCAGCTTGGCGCGCTGAACGAACTCGGTATTACAGACCTCGCGCTCGTCCTCGCCAACGATCTTCACATCAAGCGAACTGTCGTCTGCTATCTCAAGGCACGCGTCTGCAATGGCGTCGAAGCCGATTTCACGCGCGCGCGCGATGCGTCCGGCTAGATCAGGGTCGGCTATCTGCCAATCATAGACTGTCGATCGCCCGATATCCTTATCACGGCATATCTCGGCGAGCGGCTTACCTTCGCTCAGGCCTGAGATAATCGCTTCATCGATTTCTGGAGTTCGTACCGTCGCGCGCATTGTCATTCGCCGGCCTGTTTGGCCATTCCCAGCGCAGGTGCCTCCAGTAGAGACGAGCGAAGGTTTGGCCGGTTAAAGCTATGTACCATGAGGTGCGGCGCATGATCGCGGAGAGTGTAGCGCAGTTCTGATATCCCGGCAATCACCCCCTATTCTCCTGCTGCGGGGTTGAGGTGGTCGAGGCGTTGGATGGCGTCTGCCTGCTTTTCCAGCGCGACTGACAAGCGCCACTTGCGAGCGAATGCGTAGACCGCCGCCTCGTTGCGCAACCACTTCACGATCGCGGCGCGTTCGATTACCCTTCCGGCGTCGAACAAAGTGTCCAGCGCTTCCTTGGCTTTCTCCATCTCACTCCCCTTCGCTGCTGACATGGTGGATCGCTGCCGTGATGATGGCCTTCGTGAGCATCTGGCCAGCGACTTCACCGGCCAGCTTCACCTGGACACCGGCAGCAATCATCCCATCATCGGGATTGCTGAGCGTGTTGAGGACATCGATCACCAGCCCGGTTACGTCGTCGGGGTGCAGAACCACTCCATGGTGTGCGAGTGTCCGCTTCACTGCCCTCCCGCATTTCTCCAGCATCGGAATGTCGTTGGTCATGCTCATCGACCGTCAGCTGTCATCATGAACTCGTGCGTGCTCTGCGCGCCGCCCTTCTCGTATTGGAACTGCGGGTGCGTCGTGATGTCCACGCCGAACAGGTGGCTCATCAGGTAAGCAGCGGTGACGTTCGCCGTCTCATGATCAAGGTTGAGGCTGTCCATCAGCGGCACAGCAATGTTGCAGTGCCAGCCCCAAGCCATCTCCGGATCGCTCTGTATTTTTTCGATCGTGTCCATATTCGTCATGACCTCTTCCTTCCTATCGGTTGTGTGGGGGGAGTGTTTGGGCGTTCCGGCTGCGCCGTCGCTATGTCGTCGGCTTCGCCGATCGAGCCGCTGCGCGTCTCGCCCCTACGGGCTTCCAGCGCTAACGTGAGGGCCGCGCCCAAGCCTGCGGGCCGGTAAAGCGGCTCCACGGCTCGAAAGCCGTAAAGCTCCATGCCAGCGGTCATGATCCGCTCTCCAGGTCGTACTTCGTGGCAATCAGCTTCAGCGCGTTGAACCGGCGCGCGCGCCTTGCCCGATGCGGTCGCGCCAGTTCGCGAAGCTCCGCGACGGTCGGGAAAAACTTATGCTCCTGCGCCGCTGAACGGAACGCCAGCTTCAGGATGTCGTGTGGGATATCCTTCAGCAGATCGCAGTACAGGGCGTTCTGCGCGTCGGCCTCCGCTGCGGTCATCTTGCCAGCAGGGTAGAGCCCGGCAAGGCTTCCCAGCATGTCGCTGATGCGCTCTGGGTCGGTCGGCTGAAGCAACGAGGTCATCGCCTGCATTTCGGCCTCGACGGCTTGGCGGGCAGCAGGCGAGACGACCGGCAAATCAGAATACGCCAGATCGCTCTCCACCAGTGCGTTGAGCCGCTCGCTTAACTGCGGCTGCGACGCGGGGGTTTGAGATCTGATCGTTTGCAGGGCGGGTACGGTTGCCATGATCGTATTTGCCTTCTCGAAGTTTCGCGATGCTGTCGGGGCGGAGTATCCAGTCAATGTCGGCGCACCATCCGCGCTCGTTGAGACCCATCAGCCAAGGCTTCGACGGGACCGCCGCGATTGCGGCAGCAACGATCTTGTCGGTGTATTCCTCTATCCGGGCCCTAGCTGCCTTGCGGCGCTTTTCGGTGAGGCGATCGGCGCGATGCGCTTTCGATTTTGCAGCCATCCGGTTCCAGGCATCGAAGAAAGCTGCCGGGCTGTCGATCGCGCCCGCATCCTCCTCCTCTTCAATGGTGGTTCTTGATGGTTTGTCCGAAGCCGCTTCGGGGGTCGGTGTCGCTCGCTTCGGGGGTGAAGGCTCTTCGGGGGCGAAGCCGCTTCGGGGGGTGACGGTGTATGAACACCCCTTGCCGAGCACTTCGACACGCACCAGTTGACCCTTCAGCACCAACCCCTTGATCGCCGCCTGCACAGTCCTGTCGCTCTTAGATACCTTGCGGCACAGTGTGGCGATCGAAGGCCAGCAAAGGCCATTATCATCGGCGCAATCCGCTAGCGCGAGAAGGACGATCTTCTCGCTGTCGGGGAGGTTAAGGCCCCAAACTGCTGACATGAGGCGGATGCTCACTTCAGCACCTCATAAAACGCGATATCCCAATCGTTGTTGGTAAGGGTCCAGCGACAGCCGCTTTGACCATCAGCAGCCCAATTGTGGCAGATGCGACCGTTGCGGAGTTCGATGCTGACCCGCTTGCCGATAGCCTCTTTCGGTAGCTTGCCGGGGTTGGGGCGCATGCTATCGACCTTCGGCATGGCGTCGCCGGGCTGGAGCTTGTGAGCAGCCTTCACTCCCAATCCCCGATCATCGCAGAGAAGCGCGAAATCGCCCGATAATCCTTCTCCCGGATAAGAATGATGGTTTCCGCCGGGTGATATTTGGCCATCCGCTTCAGGGTCGTGCGGCTCCGTGCGTCCATCCACCCCTTCACTTCATGGATAGGCTTCGAGCCATTCAGCTCGTGGACGCGAAAATCTGGCAAATAAGACCGAACACCGCGTTTGATTTTGTCGAACCAAAACGTCTCAGGTTCGTACTCCCAATCTAGAATCTCTCCGCGCTCTTTGAGCCACTGCAAATAGCGGGCGTAATTGGCCTCCCAGCGCGAGCGAAAATAGTGGCGCTTGTCCGCTATTTCGCGCCAGCCGGCCTTCCAGGTCGTCGCCCGATTGGGTGTGATGGGACCGATGCGCCCATTCTTAGCTATCGCCGCCTTCAAGGCAGTGGTCACTTGAGCCTCGTGCTCTTCCGCACTCAGGGAGCCCCAGAATGCCGCCGAAGCGATACGCAATTTTCCGCGCGTCTCTGTCGAGTGGCGCTTTCCGGCGAAGCCGCGTGGATGCTCCCAAGCCAGCGGCTTTCCGCGCCGCGCATCGCCAACGGCCTTGGCCGCCGCTTTGCGAGCGGCGTGCCCATCGGTCAGCCCAAGAGCGCGGGCCTTCTCGCTAAGGACGCTTTTGGAGCGCCCCATCTCAGCGGCTAGATCCGTAAGCCGCCCGCCGTCCACGTACGCTCTATAATCAGCGCGCAGGCGCTCTAACTCGACTTCCGAGAAGTTGCGGCGCGCCTTCGCCGGCAGGATGATGTCTCCCCCCATAGGATCTATGCCGCCTGCCTGAAGCCGTGGTGGGCAGCGAGGCGGATCATCTCGTCCTGATGGATGAGGCCCTTTCCAGAAACGCAGTAGTATTGCCTGCCATCGTCCGGGAGATGCTTACGGGCTGCGATGTCCAGCACGGTGGCCTTGTAGACGTTGGTATATCCGATGCGGCGCAGATGGTTTGCAGCGGCTCCAGCAATGGACCCGTCGCCGGGCGCTCCGAACTGGATTGGCTGGCGGATATTGTAGGTTGAGGGCGTGCCCAGGCGCTTCTTTGGCGTAGCTACCGGGGCGCGAGAAGTGGTGCCGGCCTCTGCGTGCCAGCGCCTCACGGCCCGATTATGGGCGCGGTAGTAGCGGGCGGCTTCGTTCATCGACATGGTTGGGCCGACTTCGCGAAAATCGTCGGGCATCCGGGTCGGCGACTTCTTGGGTTGTATGCGCGGAAAGCCGCAGGCATCACGCCAAGCCGATGCCTTGTTATAGCAGATGCGATACCTTTCCATGATCTGCCTGATCGTCATACCGCAGCCATTGGCGCGGAACTCGTCTGGCATTGTGATCGGGCTACGAGGCTCACCAAGGCCAAGCTTCGATCGCATCGCCTGTATGGCCTTTTCGCTGCGCCCCATGGCGGTCGATATGTTGGCCAAGGTCATGCCCTGTTCGCTCAGGTCGCGAAGGCGCTGCTTCTCGGCAGGCGTCCAGATGTTCGTCATCATGCTGCGCGCTCCATCTGATCCGACCAGCGCACGCCATTTTCTGCACCGAAGGCGTAAAGCCATTCGATCAGCGTAGACATCTGGCTCTTGGTTAGGTGTGAGGACCGGAAGCCCTTGGGGAACGGGCGACCGTCCAACCCCTCCTGAAACTGGCATTCCCAGCCACAGGCGTTCATGGCGAGGGCCTTCCAGTCATCGGGGGTGTGGCGGCGTCCAAGCGGCTTTGCGCGGGATATATCGCCGAGCATGGCCCACATCTTGTCGGACTGCTCTGACGTGCGGGTCTGCTCCTTGATCGTCACCACGAAGTTATCGGGTGCCTGAAGGATGAGTTTGGTTGCGAGGGCGCGTTGCGCCGGCCCTCTGAGGATGACCGTATGAGTCATCGGGCCCGTACCTCGAAATTATGCCGATTGAGGATGGCGAGCTGGACAAGGTCCACGCCCGTCTCTTCCAAAAACTGCCGCTCGCCACCAAGGCCATGGACGCTGAGCTTGCCGGTATGGTGGCATTCGCGGCACAGCTTCACGACAAGCCAGCCATCCTTGGTGATGCGCTGGAAATTGACGTGAATGATGTGGTGGATGCATTCGGCCATGCGTCCGCAACCGGCGCATGTGCCCTCCAGCCAATCCCAATAGCGCTTGATGGCGGCGTTAGACATCAGGCGAACGGATCGTCGCTGACGTCGTCATTACCCCAACCGCCGCCGGACTGATCAGACCGGTCGCCAGTAGGTTTGTCGAGAAGCACCATGACCGCGTTGAAGCCCTGCAACACCACTTCGGTGCTGTACTTCTCAATGCCTGCGTTATCGGTCCACTTGCGGGTTTGAAGCGTTCCCTCAAGATAGACCTTGCTGCCCTTACGGAGATACTTTTCGGCAACAGTGCACAGAGCTTCGTTGAAGATGGCTACCGTGTGCCATTCCGACTTTTCTTTCCGTTCGCCGGTAGCCTTGTCCTTCCATTGCTCGGACGTGGCGACCCGGAGATTGACGACCTTGCCGCCATTCTGAAACGAGCGGCTTTCGGGGTCGCGCCCCAGGTTGCCGACGAGAATAACCTTGCAGACGCTACCAGCCATTATGCGGCTTCCTTCCGTGCATTTTTGATGATCCAATTCTTCGCGCTGTTGAAAAGCCGGGCTTCCAGCTCGCGAAGGTCTTTGATTTTTGCCATGGCGCAGACGTCGCCCAACAAGACGTGATGCGCGTCAGCGAGCGTCAGCAGTTGGGCGCGCTCATCATCGCTGATCAGGGGCTCCGGCTCAGCGGCCTTTGGGGTGTCCGCCACACTGCTCTGCGACTTGTCATAGAGCGCGAGACCGAACGGGTTGCCGAACGTCATCAGGGCGCGCTTCATGGCGTCCGTCTCGGCTTCCTTCAGCCCGCTTTCGTGGGCCTGCCCAACGTCCTTATCGATGCCCTGCCCGAAGCCGCTGCCTTCGCGGACGACATCGCCAACCGTGACACGAACACGCGCCATGTAGTTGACCCGCCACTGGTCATTGCCGTTGCGGTCCTTCCCAAGATTAGGCTCGCCAAGTATGCGAAGCTCGACCGTCTCGCGGTTCCAGGCATCGAAGCCGAAGATGCGGTTGGCTTCGGCAATGGCGTGCCATGCTTCGATATAGCTAACCTTGCTTCCGCCTTGCTGGCGCTGGGCAACTGCATCTCGGGAGAGCGGAGCCTTTAGGGCGTCAATCTGTGCGTCGGAAAAGCTCATGCCCGCTTCTCCTCTTTGATCGAGCAGCCGGGGATGACGCGAACGCCAGCGCGCACGTCCTTATCGACTTGCGACTGAAGCCAGACGGTCAGTTCATCCCGCTGTGCGACCATGTAATGCTGGAGGCAGGCTTTGCGGTCGGCTTGGCCCTCACCAATGCGGCCAACCCAATGCATGGGCACCTTGCCGATACCGCGACCGCCGCCAGCGCGGGTGACGGTTGGGGCCTTCTCGACCTTCTTCGCCATGGCTGCGAGCGTCACAGCATTATCAAACTGCTGTTCGGCTTCTTCGATCGCGGTCAGGTTGTTTGCGGCCAGTGCTTCGTCGCGCTGCTTCTGGGCAAGAGCTTCAGCATCCTCCGCTTCCTTGCGGATGCGGGCAGCTTCGATCTCGGCAATCTCGGCCAGATGATCATTCCACCGCTGGATAGCCAGTTTGACGGCATTGCGAGCCTTGTCCGCTTTGTCGCGCAGCGGGGAATATACCCCATCGACTGCCGCCGCCGCGTCCATATGCGGCTGCTTCAGTTCTTTCCGCGTGGACTCGGCGAGCTTGTAGGCGTCGTCCAGGCTGGTGAAGATCACATGCAGCGCGTCGGCCTGATCCTGATTGGCGACCGCCTCGCCGTCGAGCCATACCTTGGCTTCACCGTAAGCGTCTTCGATCGACTTGGTCAGGTCGGCCAATGGATCGATTTCCTCTGGAGGCCCGTTATGACCGATGGTTGCGTGAGCGTTCATCAGAACATCCGATCTATGATTTCGACGAGGTACGCGGCGTTAACCTTCTCGGGATCCTTCTCCCGAAGGTTGCGCATCACCTCCATGAAATAGGCGCTGTCGACGCCCGTAAGCTGGTCTTCCAGAACCTTCGGGTCGGTCAGATCCAGTTCGCTGATCTGCATCACTGCCTTGAGGATTTGGCCCGCATTGATCGTCCAACCCCGCTTGATGAATTTGCGGAGGCGAATGACCGAGCAAACGGGATACTTGCTGCCGACGTAGCGAAGCTCCTTGCAAAGCAGGGCTTCCAGCGCAGGCTGGCGAAGGGTCAGAGACCGATCGCGGCTAAGCCAGTAATTAGTGCAGTGAACGAAGTCGTAATTCTCATGGATCGTGTCGGGCTCGCCGTAGAACCGCAGGACTATCTGGATACGATCGCTCAACGTAATGGCGTTGGTGGACATGAAAACCGGACGATACGTCTCGTCGGCCTCGGTCTCCTGCGCCTTTTCGTTGATGTCTTCGTACCGATCCTCGATCTCCCCGGAGTCTTCCAGAGTGGCGACATCGCCTGCCGTCTCGCCGCGATGGCCGGCGGATGTGACGATGCGGACCCGCTCGCCATCGTCCTCGATCTGCATTGGGTGCCCGGTGGCGGCGACGAACTTGCCCACGTAGTAATTTCCGACCGCTACGCAGGTGGCCCGGTCGGTAAAGTACAGATCGTAGTCGTTCACCTTCTCGCCCAAGAGCATGGACGCTATACACCCCCCGGTGATAACCGTGTTTTTGCGGACCAGATGCTTGACGGCCTCGTCGTCGATCGACGAAACAAACGCCTCAAACTTCTTAGCGAGGATGGCCTTGATGGTTTTACCCTTCATGCCACGCGTGATCTCGGGCGCGTTCATGCCGCACGCTCCAGCTTGGCCACCGCGAAGGCGCTACGGTCAGCGTGAAAGCGCGCCTTGATCTCGGCAACCCGCTCCTCATGCTCTGTGCCGATGCGGATCAACTCGCGGCGAAAGCGGCTGTCCTCGTCGAAAAGCTCATGCCGTTCGCGGACGTTGAAGCTATCGACAGAGGTGGGTGGAAATGTTTCGTGTTTCATGTAGGGTGTCCTTGTCCAAACAGGCCCGCTCTTTCGCTTCATCTCGGAGGGGCGGGCCACCTTCCCCCGGCGATCTCAAATCAGGTTCGACGCGCAAACCGTCCGTCATTGGAGCGCGGCTGCGGCCCCTTTGCCCGCGCATCCCGGTAGCCATGCGGCACATCGATGAAGGTGAGACCGCTCGGACGGCGGATCACGTCGGGCTCTGGTGAGAGGTGGTGCGTCATGCCGCCACCTGATCGGGCATGAAGTGGCCCTTCGCATCACGCGGGCGCTTGACGATGAACGGCTTGAGGCGCGCGAGCAGGCTATCGTTGTCGAAGCTCAGTTCGAGATTCCGGCGTGACAGCACATTGTTGTGCGCGCGGGAGTTGGTCAGTTCGACCTTCTCAGCCGACAGTTTGGTTTCCAGATCGACGATGAACTCGTCGGCATTCTTTTTGTAGGCAGCGTCTTCAGCGCGCAGCTTCAAGTGCGTAGCCTTCACGCGGCCCAACACCGCCAGCCAGCCACACGAGCTGACAAGCACTCCAGCACCTATCAATGCGGACGCAGATACGGGGTCGATCATGGTAATCCCTTCCCTGTTGAATTAAGCGGCGCGTGGCCGGCGAAGCAGTTCGTCCAAAGCATCGCGCGCCTGCTCCAAAGCGCAGCGGTTGGCGCGGATTTCGTGGGCGTCGATCTGGTTGTTGTCCTCAAGCGCGATCGACAGCGCGAGCGCGGCCTTCAGGACTTTGCTACCGTGAGCGCGGTCGGCGTCGGCGACAGGGCGTGTCTCGGCGATCAGCCGATCGAGGCCACCAGTGAACCGGCCATTCCACTCGCGCCTGGCTCGCGCGAAGGCTATGACGCCCATCTCGGCATCGGCATTGCGATACTTGAGCGCCTGATCTTCGCTGCGACCCAGCACGGCGGCCAGATCAAGATCGGTCAGGCCATCGGCCTTTTTGATGGCGCGCAGGGCTTCCGCCAACTCCTCCAAAACGGTGGAAGCGGAAAAAACGACGGGTTTCCGCTCGCCGCTGTTGTTGCGGTGCGTCATACGCCCTCTCCATGAGATTGATCCGAAACCGGAGCGGCTTTTCCGCCATCATCGTGTCGCCGGGCTGCTGGCTGGAGGCGAAGGGCGTCATGCTCGGCGTCGGTAAGGACGCGATCGTGCAAGACGTTGGCGATCGTGCGCTGCTGGAACATGGCTCGGATGCGGGCGAGTTCGCCGAGGATCGTGATGTCGCTCATGCCGCCACCTTGCGGATCGTCCGCTGATGCTCGCGAAGAACGCCAGCCAGATTGTAGACCGGAATGTCGCGGGTCGTCGGTACGCCAGCGGCGTCAACCGTGATGAAGCGGCAGGGCTTGCCGTTGATTGCGGTCGCGCTCATTCCCAGCGCCCCGCTTCGTGATGCTCGATCACGCGAAGCTCGTCGCGCTCCCGATCGCTCCAACCGTCCTGATCGTCGGGGGCGAGTTCGGGGGCGTCGTACAGCCATATGCCGATAGGTGCGGCTGCGATCAGGACGCCGATGATGATCGCGGTTTGAAGGCCGTCGCTCATGCGGCCCACCGTGCACAAGTCGACGTTTCGGATACGGGCGAATACCTAGTCGCGGGATTAACTGCGATTAGACTCGACAGGCATCCAAATCGGACCATTCTCCAAAGTGTGCGAATGAGCACATTGGGAGGGGTCCTGTTATGGTTGCTACGATTGTCACCCAAGCGCCCGCCGTTGAAATCGACGATGGGCTTCTTCACCTTACTTGGCCCAACGGGGAGCACGCGTATTGGAAGCCTAAGGCTCTTCAGGGGCTTTTTACTCAAGCACAGCCAAAGCTCGACGCGCTTGAACTGGCTAGCCATCGCCCGCCGACTTTGCGCCGAATCAAATAGGGCCGTCACGCGGCCACACTCTGCCGTACGGCGGCCACATCAGAGTTCAGCCCTGCGGCATCAACCAGGCCTTTTGAATGAGCCTCGATAGCCAGCGCGACAGCGACGGAGCATTTGTTGCTACGCTCGATCTCCGACATCTGCCCCTTGCTTTTAAGGCCGATCGCCGCAGCGAAGTCCTCAAGGGTGAGCTTGGCGTGTCCGGTTCGGTATGTGGTGATATCCATAGCTCTTGTTCGCACAATCCGAACTCAGAGGCAAGAGCGAAAATACGCACATTGAGCGCCGACATTTTTGCTGGGCGATCGCACAATAGGCGCATGACCAGACGTGGAACAAAAAAGCCGGGCGTCGCCTGGTACCTTAATGAATGGATGGCGGCGCTCGGCATCACTCGACAGGTCGATTTGATGGAGCGAACGGGTTGGACCAAGGCGACGACCAGCCAGCTTGTCAACGGCTCGCAAACCTTTTCACCGTCAGTTCTGAAGGCGGCTGCTGAGGGTTTGGGGCTGGAGCCTTTCGAGTTACTCATCCCGCCCGCGCGCGCGATGGCATTCCGCCGCTTTTATGCTGAGGCCAAACAGGTCGTCGACACGGGCACGGAAGCTGCGACATACCAGAATATAGTGGAGATCGCCGGGCATCGCAGAATTGCGGGGGAAAAATGACGTTCTGGGCAATCTGCGCCGCCGTGTATGGAATTGTGGTGTCGGTCATGTTTTACATGATGCTCAGAGCCCCAACACTGGAGCCCGATGATCCTGCGGGCCTGTCTGATGGCGAGCGCGCGGAGATCGCCGCCAGAGAGGCGGAAAAGCAAGCCTAGCCCACCGCAAGCATCGCACTTGACGAATCGCAGCCCGGCCTAATCCGCCGGGCTTTTTCGTGCGCACTCAAAAAAGTTTGGATTATTCGAACTAAGCTATTGCATCCGCGTTCGCGATGTGCGAACACTGTCTTCATCGAGCCACCCCGGCTCATGGAGATCAAGGTGCACAAGCTCACCACGATAATTGCCCTCCTCGCAACGGCCTGCACCGCGCAGCCTGCCGCAGCGGAAAGCCTGATCGAGAAGATCGGGCCCAACCGTTTCGCAGCGCACACCGCAGCCGCTCTGCTGGACACTGGCACGACCTATAGTTGTTCCCGCCGCCGCACTTGCGAAGAGGGCAATCCGGCCCTTCGCGGCCTGTTCGGAAAGCGCCTGTCGCTCACGGACGCCGTTGGAGCCTTCCTGCTGATGGAAGGCGTCTACATCGGCGGGAGCGTCCTGATCGGTGAGGCCGCTGGCTACGATAGCACGGCCCGCGACATCTTCCAGATTTCGCTGATCGGCACGCATGGCATCGCCGCCGGACTCAACCTTCGATTTTAAGCAACCCAGCTCCCCTCGTCCTGGCACGAAGGAAGCGAAATGGATGGAGTGTTGCAGTGGGAATTGTTCAGACAGCAGCGGAAGCCTTTGACCGGTACGAAGAGTATCTGACGGAAGGCCGCATCGTGCAGGGCCAATGGCACGGTCGCGGTGACGATGGCCGTGATCTGGCCTGTGCGCTTGGCGTTCTCGGCGATGATGTCGACGGCCCAAGCAAATGCCCCGCCGCGATCATGCCCCGCTGGCTCGCTCAGATGGTGCCATGGTTTTTCGATCGTCAGAAGCCCGCCGAAGCCCTTGCATGGGGTCGCGATTTCTACGCCGAACTGAAGCGTCTCGACGGCAATGTTCCCTTCAGTGTCGTCTATGACTGGCAAGCCAATGTCGTGACGCAGATGGGCATCGACGCAGCTATCAAGCGTGATCGTGATCCGGCCCCACATCAGGCTTTGCAGGCGCTCCACCGGCGCGCTCTGGCGGGCGATGTCGCGCCGAAGGGCGAGTGGCAACCAGTCCTTAAGAACGCCGACGCCTACGCCGACGCCTACGCCTACGCCAACGCCAACGCCTACGCCAACGCCGACGCCTACGCCTACGCCTACGCCAACGCCAACGCCAACGCCTACGCCTACGCCGACGCCGACGCCGACGCCTACGCCTACGCCGACGCCGACGCCTACGCCAACGCCAACGCCTACGCCAACGCCATAAACAAGCTGGCTACCGGGCTAGTCGAGTGCCTGCGTCGCGTTGAGGTGATGGCATGAAACCCCTCCTCCTAGCCCTCCTCGCAACGGCCTGCACCGCGCAGCCTGCCGCAGCGGAAAGCCTGATCGAGAAGATCGGACCCAACCGTTTCGCAGCGCACGCCGCAGCCGCTCTGCTGGACACTGGCACGACCTATAGTTGTTCCCGCCGCCGCACTTGCGAAGAGGGCAATCCGGCCCTTCGCGGCCTGTTCGGAAAGCGCCTGTCGCTCACGGACGCCGTTGGAGCCTTCCTGCTGATGGAAGGCGTCTACATCGGCGGGAGCGTCCTGATCGGTGAGGCCGCTGGCTACGACAGCACGGCGCGCGACATCTTCCAGATTTCGCTGATCGGCACGCATGGCATCGCCGCCGGACTCAACCTTCGATTTTAAGCAACCCAACCCCCTGCCCCGGCAGGAAGCGCAGGATGGAGAATTAAAACGTGGCCAAATTCAGAACGCACATGTTCTTCGCTGATGGCAACCTGAGTATCCCGGTAATCGTCTCGTACGAATATCGCCCGGCATATTTGAGCCCCGGTCGCGAGAGCCCAGACGAACCCGCATCGTGCGCAATCACTGGGGTCACGATCGACACGGCTGAACCGCTTATCGGCTTCGTGAAGGCGGATTGGCTGATCGATTTGCTGATGGCCGACGATGATTTCCACGCGGCCCTGATGGCCGATTGGGAGTCGGGTCGCGACGACGAAATCGAGCGTCGTTCCAGAGATTAACCAACCCCCTGCCCCGGCAGGAAGCGAACGTGATGGAGAAGATGATGCGGAAATTACTGAGCGCGGATTTGTTCAAGTCGATCGCTGACATTGCAGTCACAGCAAAAGGGCGGCGCGACGCTGAGCACGCCTCATTCCTCGCTTTCTACCGACAGCTCGTTGAGGTGATCCCGACCGATGCAGTCACATCATTCGGATCGGTTTCAGTGAATGTGAAAACTGCTAGGAAATCCGAGCAGTGGGCAATCGAACTCACCGTCACCGACTATATGTGGTGGAAGCAGAAAATCGAGCAGCTCGGAGTCCGCTTCGAGAAATCGCCCGCCTCCGTGCAGGCCGACATGCTCGTCCGGCTCTCTAAAGCCGCTGAGGCTTCGCGCCTCAACTCAGACGAGCGCAAGGCGCTGCTCGGGCTCTTGGATGCCGCAGCTTAACCAATTCGCCCGTCCCCACGGAGCGAAGGCCCCGGTCGGCTAGCCCCGAAGACCCCGACCGACTGGAGCCACCATTGAAGGATACCCAACATGGGCGTTCACGATCACGATAGCATCATCCCCGCGCAGGAATTGCCGTACATGGAAGCGTTTGACGCGCTGTCCGACCGGGAAGCCCTGCGCCTCATCAAGCGCCAGCTTCAGCGGTTCTCGGGCTGCTCGATAGGCTACGACAAGGCCGACTACGGTGTGGACCTGATCGCCGTCGATCTTGCCGAGCAAGAGGACTGGCGCGGTGAAGACCTAGCCGCCCGCTATCTCGCCGACACCCGCATCCCGCCAGCTTACGAGCGGCATGTGATGGTTTCGGGTGCCGCCTTCTACGGCAAGCAGTTTGGAGGCTGATCATGGCATTTACCTACGAACGAAAGATCGACGCACTTGGCGGCAACGACACAATCCAGTCGGAAGATTGGAACGAGGGCTATGCCGCCGCCCTTTCGATGGCCACCGAGATCGGTGCCGATGCCGACTACATGATCGAAGAACTGATCGAGACGATCGACGCGATCCTATATCCTAGGCGTGAAGAGACACTGGTTCGCTGGGCCGCCGGTGCCGACCTTTTGCTGACCCGCATTCGGGCGAGGCAGGCATGAGCCAGAAACCAACCGCAGCAGCGTGGAGGGCTATCCGATGAGCGCTGAGAACCCAAGCGCGTTTCCATCCGAGCAGCATGAAACGCAGGATGGCACGTGGAACCAGACTTATGATCCGGGCATGAGCCTGCGCGATTGGTTCGCTGGGCAGGCTTTGGCGGGGTTGATGGCCAACGCCATGCACTCGGATGATAGCGCCCCGGCGTATGCATATTTCCTCGCTCGCCCGCGCCACCCCCAAGGGAAAAGCTCATGGTTGAGATAAGCGAAGATGTTGTGGAGCGGATGGTGTCGCTTGTGCGGGGCATCGCTGCTGAGCGCGCGAAGTGGGCTGATCCCGGCGATTGGCACGCGATTAACACTGCGCAAGGCGACGAAGCCCGCGCCATTGTCGCGCTGCTGCCCGAGCCTGTCGATCCGGACATCGCGGAGGTTAACAGGCTGGTCGATGAGAGCCCGATGGTGGGCGGCGTGATCGTCCAATCTTGGATGCTCAAGGCCCTAAAACGAGGCCGTGAACTCGCCCTCACCTCTCACCAAGGGGAGGCGGGAAGGTGAGCGCACTATACCGTCCATCGAACGGCTCGGAAGGCCGTGATTTCATGAACCGCTGGTGCGGCGTTTGCGAGCGCGATCGTGCTTTCCGTGAGGGTGAAGGCGACAGTTGCGAGATCGCGGCAATGACGATGGCCGTTTCGGTCGATGATCCTGCTTACCCACGCGAATGGCGTCAGGATGGCCCGAATGGACCGCGCTGCACCGCATATGAAGGCGATGCACACCTGGACCCGTCCGCTGTCGTGGCGAGGCTCCTATGACCCCCTGCTGTGTCGGGGTGGGGAACAAGGGTGCGACGATGCCCTGCGGGCCCGCGCTTTCGTGCTTCGCATCGAGCCAGCTTCGCCGTCTCGCCCATTCGGCTTCAATCGCTATCGCAAGGAACATCGCATGACGACCAAGGAACGCCGCGCATTCCACGAGGGGGTCGCGATTGTTGCGACTGGCGCGCTCGGGGTCTTCGTAATCCCGACCCTCATCAATGCACATCAAAGCGTCGCCCTGTTGGCCGGTGCGTGTCTCGGGCTGGCTTGGCTCGCGTGGGGCGCATCCTTCCTGTTCCGCATTTCCAAGGAGAAGTAATTTGTTGAAAGTCGTCGGAGGCGGCGTTGCCGTCATCATGCTGCTGAGCATATCAAGCTGTAGTTTCGAGCGCGTGACCTCGGGTCATGTCGGCGTGAAGGTCCAGAATGTCGGGAGCGGTTCGGGCGTCGATCCGCAGCCGCTTTCCGTGGGTTGGTATTTCACCCCGCCGGGTACGTCGATCTACGAATACAAAGTCTACGCTCAGCCGTACACCTATCAGAAGGTGCCGTTTCAGGACAAGAACGGTCTGTCGATCGACGCCGATATTGCGATCTCATATCAGGCAAACCCGGCACTCGCGCCCAAGCTATTCCAGCAATACCGCGTCGAAATGGACAGCATCATTCTCGGTGCCGTGTATAACGAGGTGAAAGACGCGATCAGCAAGGAATCCGGCGTCCTGACGGTCGATCAGATCTATGGTGCCGAAAAGGGTGCGTTGCTCGACCGGGCCGCGACCCGCGTTCGGAACAAGCTGGGCAAGTACGGCATCCAGATCGAGTCAATGACGTGGGCTAGCCGCATCCGGCTTCCGATCACGATCCAGAACCAGATCAACGCCCGCGTCGCCAATGAGCAGGAAGCCCTTGCCGCCGAAGCGAACGTAAAGACGGCGACCGCCCGCGCAAAGGCCGGCGTTGAAGCCGCGAAGGGTAAGGCTGAAGCTCTGAAGATCGAGCAGGAGGCTATCCAGAATAGCCCTCAGATCGTCGAGTTGCGCGCCGTCGAAAAGTGGAACGGCGTCCTGCCAACAACGATGGTGCCCGGATCGTCGGTGCCGTTCATCGGCAAGGTCGCGAAGTAATGTCGAACGGAGCCGCACAAGCGATTGAAGCCCGGCAGGGCGGAGACAGCCTGTCTGGCTCCGTTCACGAAAGCGCGGTCCGCGATAGCGGATGTGCCCAGGAGCCGGGCCAATGACCCCCAAGCTAACGCCGACCGAGGCGGATCGGGAGATGGCTGCAAAGATCCTTGGCTACCGCGATTGGGACGATGCGACCGATTATCGTTTGACCGGCGCGCAGGATCGCGCGGTTCAAGACGCGCTCCAGCTACTCGCCCAACACGCCGCCACGGCAAGGGCGGAAGAGCGGGAACGGGCGGCACTTATAGCTGAGCGCGACTGTCGAAGCGATCTCGCGGTCAACCACGGCCATGAGCCTGACTGGTTTCTCTATGGAAGGGAAATCGCCGCAGCAATCCGAAAGGACCCCGCATGACCGTAGACCCAACCCCCGCCGTCTCTGGGATGGAGGCGGTTAACGAAGCCATCGCCGTTCTTACGAATTGGCAAAAAGACATGCCTGCCTATACAGGTGACCAGCCCAAGGCGCAGCATTACCAGCGTAACCATCGCGCTTTGCGGACAGCAATCGCCACCCTACGCGCGGCGGTCCGCGGGGAAGAATCTGGCTGGCTAATCGAAGCGGTGGGCGGCGACGGAACGCCGCTCTGGCTCAAGTCACGCGGGCAATGGACCGAGGATAGTATCGAGGCCCTGCGGTTCGCCCGCGAACGTGACGCTATCACCGTTGCGGAGGATTATTTTGGCCGGGCGCTGGCGACGACGCCCAACTTCGTAACGGAGCATCAATGGCCCACCCTCCGAAGCGCATCGCCAAGCACGGCGGTTGGCGGGGTGGAGGATTGTACGCCGGAATGGGGTTACGCGAAAACGGTTGGCAACCTGATCGCCCAGCTTCGCACACTAGACCCGGACGCGCCGATTTACGGCGGCTATCACGTCATCCGACCGGGCCAGCCTACATTGCATAAGGTGAAGGGGCTCATGCTTAGCCGTGAGCGGGTCGTTGACGGCCATAAGATCGACAGCAGCCGGGACGACGTACCCTATTCGCATGTCCTGTGGTCGCATGAGATGGGCCCCACCACCGAGCGCCCGGAGCCTGTCGAGCTAGAGGAGCGGGCGCGGGAGTGGATAGAGCGGTACGCATCTGACGCGCAGCCAGCCAGCAATGCCGCGTCGGATGCGGAGGTGGATCAACGCGAGATGCTCGCGGAAATGATATATAAGTTCGCACCGTCAACTTATTGGTTCGGACGGAAATCCTACCCTGTGCCGTGGGATAGCGACACGATCCTGCCCGCATTCCGAGCGATGGCTTATGAGCGCGCAGATCGTATCCTAGCCGCACTCGCGAAAACGCGCCCTGAGATTGGGGGTGCAGACCGTGGGTAAGCTGCTCTGCCTGATCGGGCTGCACAAGTGGCGGGCCTTCCAAACGATCAATCTGCCGCCAGTGGGGCGCTACAAAACGCCGCGCTATGTGAAAACGCATTGCTGCCGATCCGGCTGCGGCAAATCGGACTGGTTTTTCTATGACTGACCCCCAGGCGCTCCCGCCGTTGAAGGTGTCGCAGAAGGCGCGAGATGCTGCTGCTGATCTGGTCGCAGAGCAATTCGGCCTCGCAACTGTTCCCGTACAGATCAGGGCCGGCGAAGACGACGCGCATCCGGCTGTGGAAGCCTTCGCGAGATTCGAGCACGAGTTGCAGAGCCCGGCCAACATCAAGTCGGTTAATCCCGAAGCGCTCGCATCGGCTGTAAGCGAGTTGCGCGCATGGGGGGATTCCGGCCGCCTGCTTGACGAGATCGAGAACTGGGCTGGCTTCGGCGAAAACGTCTCGTTGGTGCTCAAAGCCCTCGCCTCCACCGCAACGAAGCTGGCCGAGGTTGAGCAGGATCGGGATCACTGGCTTGGCGAATGCCAGCGTAATCTGAGGGCCGGGCAGGATGCTGCCTACAAGCTGGAAGGCCTAAAACCTATCCTCTCACAAGCTGCGGAGGCGCTGCAAGAGATGGTCGCCGGCGACGGCGTATGGGCCCGTGCGATTGCTGAACATATCAACGATCCGGAGGAGTGCGATCGGTTATTGGCCGCAGGTAAGCGCGCCCGTTCCGCCATTAATGCAATCAAAGGACCCCCCGATGCAGACTGATGTGACCAGGGAGGCGCTGATTGAGCTATTCGACGAATATCACGTCATGCCGTGCCGACACTATGACCGCGAAATTTTCATTAAGTCCATCCTCGCCCTGCTTGCCGATCGCGATGGGTGGAGGCCGATTGAGAGCGCGCCTGTCGATGACATCTTTATCGCAGCCATTCGTGTCCGCCATACCAATGGCGACACATGGTGGGAGCGTCACCTGATCTGGCTCGACGACGAAACCGGGGATTTGCATCCCGACTGTGAGCAGGGCTGGTCGATCAGCGATTACGAACTGTGGTGCCCTGCTTTGTTTCCAGAGCTTCCACCCCTTGAGAGCGGGGCGCGGTGATGGCTGGGAGCGAGATAGCCGCCGCCATTTTCTTCGCGCCCATCATCGCGGCATGGTGGGCTGCTTGGGCGTGGCTGATCCGCAAGATGTGGAGGACGCGATGAACACCGACCCGCACAAGCTGGCTGCGTCGCTGACGCCTGGGCAGAAATCGCTGCTGGCTTCACTCCGCCCAACAGATGAGCCCGGTTACTGGACATACGCCGCTGAGCGATTTGCGGGCCATTCCGCGCGGGCCTTGGTGAACAAAGGGTTGGTCAGTGGGGTGCGTGAATGCGGTCATGTTGGCCGCCTGTTTTTGCCAGCGAAAGGCCTAGCAGTCCGCGCCGTGCTGATCGAGGAGGTGGGGAAATGATCTGCCGTGTCTGCCGAGGCGCTGGCAATGTCGGCGTGTACCCCAATCTCTGGCGATGCTGGCCCTGCGGCGGGTCCGGCGTCTCTGTTCAACATGGCCCGGCATTGTACGGCCAAGGGAGGTCTCGCTCCTTCACCGAGACGGGGAGCCAGAGCCGTGGTTGAGATGGTGGAGATGGTGGAGGAGGCTGTCGGTCGACTAGACCGGGCCGAGATATACCGGATGGCGCGAAAGCGAAAGATCCGAGACGCGACGATGCAGGACTTTGACTATCATCGGGAGCGCGTGATTGCTGAGATGCTCGCCCAAGCCATTATCCCGATCGTCACCGCCGCATGTGCTGAGGTGGCTAGGGATCATAAGGCCGACGAGTTTCAGAGGTCAGTATATGGCGGCCTGTCGCAATACGGGCACGGCTATGAAGCCGCCGCCGAAGAGATCGCCACCGCCATCGAGCATCTGGCAAACCCCTTCCTCGCTGATCAGGGAGGGTAAGGGGCGTGGAACCGGAGCGCTGCGGCTCGAGCCAGGGATCGCTCATCACGGGCTTGCCGATCCGCACCTTGCAGGAGAAGGCGGCGGCAGGCCTTATACCCGGCGCGCGAAAATCGTTCGGACGCTGGACCTATGACATCGCAGCCCTTCGCGGGCTAGGGAGCAAGCCATGCCTAAAGGCCTCTATCAGAGAAACGGCATTTATTGGGCGCGTTTCAAGATCAAAGGGATCGAATATCGCGAAAGCCTACGAACTCGTTCTCTCGCAACGGCTGAGAGGCGGCTGAAGGCTGCGAAGGACGGCGTACAGGACCGGGTGTTCTACGGAGCCAGCGAAGCCATCACCTGGCCGGCTGCCGTCGTTTCGTGGAGTGCGAAGGGCTACAACGCCATCGGCATCAAGGCCAGCACGTTCGACCGCTACCTTACCAGCATTGGCCAGCTACGAGCGCATCTCGACGATAAGGATGTGCAGAAGATCGACGTGCGGCTGCTGAAGAGCATTGTTGCTGACCGCCAGCGTCACGGCGCTACCAATGCCACGATCCGCCGCGACATGACCGCCATCTCGAGCGTGCTTGCCCATGCCGTTGATATGGAGTGGATTGAAGAGAACCCGGCGAAGATGATCGACCGCTCGAGGTTCAAGGAGCGCAAGACGCGCATCATCCTGCCTCGAGACGAAAGCCTCGAGCAGGTGTTCGCTCTTCCCGGTCGATTCATGGACATGGCCGAACTGGCGCTCGAGACTGGCATGCGCGAGGAAGAAATCGCCAGCCTCGAGCATGACCGGATCGACCGTAGCCGAATGGTGGCGACGCTCGAGGCGACAAAGACAGATAGGGTCCGCCAGGTCACGCTGACGAAGAGGGCGCTCGAGATCATCGATCGCCAGCCCCGCCATTTCAAGAAGCGTTGGGTGTTCTGGCGCGGCGACGGTCAGCGCTACGTCGAGGTGCATAGCGAATTTTTCGCAAAGCTATCTCGAGTGGCACAGAAAGCGACACAGGAAGGGCGCGACTTTCAGCGCTTCCGCTTCCACGATTTGCGGCACCTTTTCGCCGTTCGCTATCTTCGCGACCGTCGCGGAAGCATCTATGATCTACAGCAGGAGCTAGGCCACTCGAGCATCAAGACGACCGAGCGCTATCTTGACCATCTCACGCCAGACGAGCGTCAGGCGGCAATCCGAGGGGTGGCACAGGATTGGGCACACGACCAGAGGTTTGGCGATGAAAAAGCTTGA